AAGGACCGTACCTGACTCCCGCGCCCGGTGTCGCGACCGGGCAATCAGGCCAAGAAGGAGGACGAGATGACCGAGCAAGAAAAGATGGACTTCGCAATCGAGGAAGCGCGGGGTGGATTGCTCTGGATCGGAATCAATTACGGCGTGGCTACGGTCGCCGACGGGGATGGGAATAACACGGAAGCCCTTGCCGAAACGGTAGACGAGATCGAGCGACAGATCGCAAAGCGCTTCGACTGACTCCCGCGCCCGGTGTCGCGTCCCGGGCCGGCTTATGCCCCGCGTCGGGGCGGGAGGTGACGAGTAATGAAGCGGACCAATAAGAAGTCGCGGCGAGCCCAGATGCTGGCTCGGGATCAGCTCTACGACTGGCTCATGATCTTGCTGTCGAACCGCCGTTGGATCAATTCTCTGCTGCAAGTCCGGGGGCGCAGTGGAGCCTGCTACCTGCGTAATCGCCTGGCCGCGATCGACGACGAAGTCGCAGAGACCCGGCGGGCCATCGGGAACCTGGATGCGGCGATGAAGTCGCGGGGTCGTGTGTAATCTTTCCAGAAAAGATGGGTCCCTGGGTATATATACCCAGGGACCCAAATCCCTGTGCTGCACTTGCGCCCTAGAAAGCTAGTCGCCGGACTCGTCGCGGATCCGGATGCAGACGAATTCCATGTCCACCCCGGTCACGCCCCTGGCGTCGATGGTGTAGTTGTGGCTGGCCACTTTCACCTGCTCGATGGTGGCCAGGGTCTCGCCCGTCTTCGTGTCCTCGATGGTGGCCACCAGGTCGCCGGTGATCAGGATGTTCTCCAGGTGCTCGCGCACGTCCTGGCCGATCTTCGGGAACCACCCTTGCTTCTTGAGCGTCTCCCCGACGATACGGAACATGGAAGCGGTCATCCGCACCCGGTAGGCCACGGGAACGAACTCCTCGACCTCGATGTTGTCCAGGATCTCGACCGGCTGGTACTCGATCTCTTCGGTGATGGCTACGTTCCTCGCGTAGCCGACCTGGATGCCCTCGATGGAAAACCGCGCCCGTGCGCCGGTGAAGAGGGCTCCCTTCACTTTGTCACTCAGTGCCATGCTTCACCTCGCTCCCGGCCTACGCGGCCGTCTGCTGGATCGTCACCAGGTGGACGGTGGTGGCCACGAAGTTGATCGGGATGACCGGGGCCATCTCGACCTCGACGTTGAGCACGTCCACGACCAGTTCGATGTTCAGGCTGCGCCAGGCCACCAGGACCTGCTCGTCGATCAGCAGGCCCAGGGTGTTCACGGCGACGCCCTTGGTTGCGTTGATGGTGCCGGCAAAGCCCTTCTTGCCGACGGCGATCTCCAGGTTGGTCCGCAGGTTGTAGACCGCGAAGTTGGTCGCCTCGTTCACCGAGCCCTCGGTGAAGGCAATGTTGTTCGTGGTCAGGTGGGTGGTGATGTTACGGACCACCCGCCGACCGACGCCCTCGACGTTCTCCAGGAAGCACAGGCCGGCCGCGATCATCTCCTCGGAGTCGTCGGTCGGGTTCCAGGCCCCGGAGCCGCCCGCCTGACGTAGACTGAGCACCTTGGCGAACTTGTAGGTCAGACTGGTGCCCACCGAACTGCCCGCCTGCATCCCGGCCAGCACGGCCGCCAGGTAGTAGGGGGCGAACTCCTCGCGCTCGCCGGCCGTGTTGTAGCGCTCCATGGCCTGGGCCACGGCCCGGATGTGCCGGCTGTTGATGTCCACGATCTGGGACTTGATCTCGGACTTCGGCGCCAGGTCGGTGCCACCCGAGTTGAGCAGGCCCACGAAGCCATCCCGTTCGTTCCGGCCCACCCCGCCCATGTAAGCGCAATGCGCGTCCAGGGCCGCGTGGATGGCCGGATCGTGGGTCAGGACCACGATGCTGTTCACCCGGGTCTGCTTGAGCAGGTTCAGGGCGTTCTGCCAATGGGTGGTCGTGGTGGTGCCCTCGATCCCGCCGGATAGGAACACCGGAGCCGGGGTGTTGGCCGGGGCGCCGCCCGCCGCGCCAGTGGCCAGGGAGGCCACGATGTACTGGCTGTTGTTGTTGATCCAGTCCACGATGGCCCAGGCATCGGCGTAGAAGTCCGGTTCGGCCGGGTCCAGACAGTCCACGGCGCCCGCGCCGTTGGTCGTGTCGTCCAAGTCGGCCGGGTCGAAGCTGGTCAGGCCCGTCACCAGGGTGAAGGTGAATCCATAGGTGGTGGCCACCGGGGTCCGGCTGCGAGCGTTGTAGTAGTCCGCGCATTTCTGGAGGGTGTTGTGAGTCGCGGGGACCGTCCGGCCGGCCTCCCCGTCGATGGTGACGGTCCGGGCCGCCTCCACGTCACCCAGGGCCAGGTAGGTGATCTTCGACCAGGTGGCCGCCCCGTTGACCTCGACGGCACCGTCCAGGGTGAGCATTTCGACCTGAGCTGCGCCCGAGGCGCTCAAGCCCACCAGAACCGCGTCCTTGGTCGTCGCCCCGTCGGCCACGATGTCCAGGGCGCCGCTGGCCACGAACATGTCGTCGCAAGCGATCAACCCGGCCTCGGTCCCAGCGGGGGCGATGGTGAAGATCGTCGCCGGATCGTCGTCCTGGACGGTGATCGTCCCGACGGCCGCCGAGCCCAACAGGGCGCCGCAGACCTTCGAGAAGCTCACCAACCCAACCACGGGAGTGGCCCCCTGGAGTGTCAGGACCTCGGAGACGGCGGACGTGCCAGCCGCGTTGATGCCGTAGATGGTCAGGGTCTGGACATCGGTGCCGCTGGAGCTGACCGCCGACATGACCGAGGCCGCCGACGGCTGGGCGGTGATGTCGCCGTCCTGGCCCAGCTCGCTTTTCGTGCCCTTGGCCACGATAGCGCCGCCGGCCTCGACCTCGGCCGTCATGGTATCCCAACCGGTGCCCGAGTCGGTGTACGTCAACGAGAACATGATGTCCTCGCCCAAGTCATCCACTGACTCCACATCGTCCTCGAAGCTGATCGTGACCAGCTTGCCCTGGTTGGTTCCGTCCGCGATGGTGATGTTGTCCTGCTCGGTGAAGGCACCGTAATTGGCACTGAGCAGGTCGATCACATCACCGTAGGCGTTGGCCAGAACCCCGCTCGACTGGGTGGCCGGGTTGACCTTGCAGGCCACGACCTCGACCGCGCCGCCCAGGATGTCCGGGTCGTTGGACGGCGCGAACAGCATGTCCGCGACCTCACGGAGCTGCCCGGACCGGAACAGCTCGCGGGCCTTCTCGGGCTTCGTGATTCGGATCAGGTCCCCGACCTCTTCGATGGCCGAGATGGGGGTTCCGCCCTCGGACTCGCCCAGGACGGCGACGATGCCCGCCGCGCTCAGACCGATCTGCTCCAGACCCGAGGCATCCACCACCGAGTAGCTGCCCGGAGTCCGGATCAACCGGCCGCCGAAAAAGATGGAAGTCGCCGACATGATTCACTCCTCATTTCAGGGGGTTCGTTGGTTTTTTCTGGAACAACGCCAGGGTCTCGCGCCACTCGGGCACCGTCATAGGCCCCAGTTTTCTGGACTTGGCGTGCTGCTTGAACCCCGCGAACTGGTCCCACTTCAGCCCGCAGACCCGCTCGAACACCTTGAGTCGGATCTTGGGGAGGGTTGGCACTTCAGGCTCCGGCTCCGGCTCCGGATCGGGAATGGGATCGGGGTCGGCCAGCCGGCCGGCATCCAGGATGGCTTCTTCCAGTTCGGCCGGTGCCCCCAGATCGGTGACGGCCTCGCCCTCGATCTCTTCCGGCGCCCACTGGCGCTCTTCGCCTTGAGATTTCTTACGTTTCGCCATCGTCATCTCCCTCGGCATACGGGGTCACGAGCGTCTCAACGCCCCCAACATCTCTCGGAGACCCAGACCTGTCAATGTGTATGCCAGAAACCTCGAAGGCCTTGGTCAGCCGGGAATCCCGGTCTATCCAGGCGAATTGACGCTTGCACTGGAACACGAGTTGGCGGATGAAGAGGCGCTCCGGGATGTAGCGGGGGTCGGGCGCCAGGTCCATGCCAGAAAACGAGAAGTCCATGCACTCCTGGTCGATCAGGGTGCCCAGACCAGCCAGCAGAATGACCTTGACCATCTCGTACATGTAGCTGGTGATGTCGGGGTGCGGAGTCACCACGGGCAGGTGATAGACGTGACTCCAGATGGAGCCCTCCACGTCGGCCCCGTACAGGGCGTGCCCGTCCTCGGTGATCATGCCCACGTAGTTGCCCATGAAGGTATCCGATTCGCCCTCCTGGTGCAGGATGATCGCCACGTAGGGCGGTTCGGAATTTACCCGAGGGAAGCCATTGTAGACGCTCAAACCCTTCTCCAGAAAGTAGGTCTTGATCGCCGTGACCTCGTTGTCCTCCAAGTCAAAGAGCGAATCGAACAGGTCGTCCACCAGGGCCGGGTCGGCCTTGTAGGCCGCGATCCCCGTGGTCAGGATGGCATGCAGATATCGGTGGATCATCCGGCCTCCAGAATCTTGAGGGCTGCGTCCTGAGCGATCTTGGCCACAAAATCGGCCACCCGCTCGGCGTACCGCCGGCCCCGGATCGGCGCTCTGGACCACCCCTCGGTCGCCAACTCGCGCCCCCCGTCCTCGCCGGTAACGTGGGTCGAGATGGTCCGGAAGGTCATGTACTGGCTCTGGGTGGCTTTCTCGTAGGTCTTGCGCTCTCGGATCATGCCCGCGAAGATGTCGGTCTTGTGGTGGTCGCGCAGTTTGGGCGCCAGGCCGGCTTGCAGCCGGCCACCGTAGCCCTCGATCTTGCCCGTGCTGAGCTTCCCGGCCTCGCCATAGACCTCTCGCCCCAGGCGCTTGGCCTCCTTGGCCCCGAGCAGTTCACCGTAGGCCGCGCCCATCTCCTGGCCCACCTGGCCGCTGGTGGCCCCGGGAACATTGTGCCGGAAGGGAATGGCCCGGTAGTAGCCGCCTTCCTGGGCCTCGTGCTTCCCGCGCTGACCCCGGGGCACCACCGGCACATCCTTGCCCAGGTGGGTTTGGCGCATGTCCTGGCCCTCGTCGCCGTGCTCCAGGACGTTGGCCACCTCGCCCACCAGGGAGATCACGGCCGTGCCGCTGGCCACCATGGGTTTCTGGATCCCCCGGATGTAATCCTGGACCATGTGCTTGCCGTAGCCCTGATCGCTCTGGGCGAGCTTGATCCACTTCGCCCGGGCCGCGTCAGCCAGATTTTTGGCGAGCCGGTCGAGCTGCTCAGCGTCCATCCGATCCAGGATGCTGGCAGGTAGCAGATTTGCTGGTGCCTGGATCTCGATCATGGCAGGAAGTCGTACTTCACCCGGGCCTGGATGGGAAGCGGGTTCGCGTCCCCCAGCGGCGTGTCGAGGGTGGTCGGGTCCTTCTTGAACCTCTTGAGGGTAGACCGAACAACGTGCGGGTGCTCGGTCACCAGGAAAGTCGGGTGACAGGTGTAGTGCAGAGCTACGCGGGTCCCGCTAGCCGGCTCGATGCCCGGATACCAGACCAGGTGCCCTTCGCTGTCCAGTTCGTAGTGGGCCCCCTGCGCGTACAGGATGGGCTCGGTGCCCGTGGGTGCCCCGGAAGCTGCCCCTCGGACCTGGTTGACCCCCGTGGCTAGGTAGCGGGTCCGCAGGATGTCCGTGCCGTCGGCCACCACGACTTCGGAGAAGACGATCTCGGGCCACATGACCACCAGCTTGTCGTAGAGACCGAGCTTGTTCTGGTGGCGCACCGTGACGTTCATGGTGCCGGCTTCCCAGTTGGTCAGCCGGTCCAGGGTATTGAACTCGTGCATCACGTTCGTGAGGATGCCCCTAATCAGCATGGCGCCCGAGTCCTCGACGATCTTGCGCTGGATGTCGTCGAAGTTGTAGCTGCTCAGGTCCTGGACCTGGTTGCCGCCGAAGTAGAACCAACCCTCGCCCTTGCACAGGGGGCAGTTGGGGTCCGGCTGGGTGGTCTTCGAGTCCACCGGCGTGCAGGGGCACTGGCTTGCCCGCGTCCAGGCCAGCAGATAGCCCTTGTTCTCAATCAGCAGATCGAACTTCGTAGGCTTGAAGTCCACCCGCTGGCCGGCGTCCTTCTCCCCTGCGGGGAGGCCCAGGACCGGAACAGTTGGCATGGGGATGGTCGGGCTCATGCTACACCACCGTGAGCCGGATGCCCCTGTAGTAGCGATCCAGCATGGGCAGGACTTCCTTGATCTCCTTGCTGTACTGGAGCAGCCGGGCACCGTAGCCAGCGTTTGTCGCTGAGCTGGTGGTGTTGAAACTCTGACTCAGGCCGTCGATGCTGATAGCCTGCGACGCGATGCCGGCGCCGCCCAACAAGTCGCCCGCGATATTCAGGGGTCCGAAGGAGGCCTTCTTTCCGATCACGTCCAGGATCAACGGGGGCACCTGCCCGGGCTCGAAGCCAGCCGTGTAGTCCACCCGGAACGCGTCCGGGATGAACCGGTTGTTGCCGTAGATCACCGGGATGTAGGCCCCGCTGGCGCCCAGCAGGATGGAGCCGGCCGTGCCCGTGCCCGGGACGAGCTGGAGCTGCCCACTATCTTTCTGGACGTGGATCCAGTCGGACTCGAACTCCTGGACAACCTGCTCTCCCGGAAGCACCAGGCGGGCTCCCTCGACCGAAATCACCGGACTCTCGTTGAGCTGCATCCAGATGTACTTGTTGTAGTCCTCCCGGAAGTAGTCGTGCCTCTCGTCCACGATAACTCTGGGAACGATGGGGATGTCCAACCGGTGCTCCAGCCAGCTTACCGCCGAACGGATGAAAAACTCGTACAAGCTGTCCGGGTACTCGGTTCCATCGTCGTCGGTCAGGTCCAGGCCGAACAGGTAGTTGGTCTTCAGATCATCCGCGCTGAGCAAAGACAGCGCGCTATCCCCATCTCCCTGCCAAGATTCGGAAGGATCGGATTCTGCGGAAGTGTCGGAATTGAAGTAGGTCGTCCGATACCAGTACGAGTTGCCCCCCACGAGATCAACGTAGGTGTAGACCACCTGATCTTCAGCGAGGACCAGACGAGTGCCAACCCCAGTGATTTCCGTGTAAGGCCCCGCTTTTCCGGTGGTGGATCGATGGACCTTGATCTGGTCGTAGACCAGCATCACGGATTCCAACCCCGACACAAGAGCTTTTACCGTAACGGCCGACATGACCTCTCCTCGGGCTCAGCACTCGTTACTAGCGCCCTTCAGTTCGACCATCCTGCTGACCAGATGGGACATGGCCTGGACGGACGAATCGACCTTGACACCGACCCCCAGGATGTCCTGGCGCAGTTCAGCATGGGCCTCGCGAAGCGCGGTCATCCGCTCCTCCAGACGATCATGATCGACTTTGTGCTCGCGCCGGTACTCACCGAAAGCACTCTCCTTGAGCAGGTCCCCCATGGCCTCAACGAACTTGGTCTGCAACTGTTCGAAGGAGATTTTCAAGGCCTCCATGGTTTTGGCCCCGGCCGCGAGCCGCTTCTCCAGGGTCTCCTCGTAGCGTTCCCGGGACTTGATCCGGGAGCGGGCGAACCAACCCACGAGACCCAACAACGAGACGATGATCACTCCTGCGGCCGACAGAGCAAAAATCAGAACGGCCTCTCCTCCGGCCGCTGCGGCTGCTACTACATCAGGTGTGGTCGGCATGAGCCTACTCCTTCTCCCCGCCCGATCAGTCTAGTGCCCCCATATACTTCGACAGCCCGTGGCCGCCGGACAGGTCCTCCAGACCGAATTTGTCCCCTGCCCACCTATGCAGCGCTACGCTCTGCGCTGGTAAAACACGGCCGTCACGACCGAATTGCCGCCAACACCCTTGAACCAGATCACCGGCCCCTGCGCGTCCTCGCCCAGCTCCACCGGACCTTCCCACATGGCGATGTCCTGGAGGGCCGCTACGGGCACCTCGATGTAGTTCTTGTCGTTGTCGAAGTCGTCTTCGGTGAAGAAGACCCGGACCGGGTTGGTCGCGGCCATGACCTGGAGCGCGATGGTTTGCTTCTTGGGGCGATGGACGCGCCCGGCCGTCCCCACCGTGGCGTTGAAGACGTGCGGGAATCCGCCGCGAGTTTGCAGCACGCTCATACCGCCCTCCTTTCAGGGCACCAGCTCGGATTAGCCGATCTGGGCCTTGAGCTTCCCGACGATCAGTAGGGTCACCACGTCCGAGGCGTCCGGGCCCGTGATGGTGAACTGCTTGCTCGTCTTGGCCGAGATGAGCGCGTCGTCCGCCACGTCGGTCTGGTTGTGCAGGATGACGTGGTAGTTCCCGTCGGCCATGTCCTCCAGGCCGTTATCCGCGAACACGAAGTCGTCGGGGGCCGACGCCATGGTGAACTCGGCCACCTGCAAGCCCACTCCGGGCTTCGGGGTGGCCACGACGTTCGGGATCCCCTGGTCGGCCAGAACGGGGATGTAGTCTTTCAGATCCTTCTTGTGCTGTCCGGGCATATCACACCTCTCCTTTGGTTACGGTCGCCTAGAGCGGTAGGCCCAACTACCCCGCCAGGCGTCGTTATTCGTACATCTTTTCCATGATGGCCGCGACCAATTGCTTCTTGGTCAGGGCCGCCCACCCCTCCACCTCGTAGGCTTGCGCCATCTCCTGGAGGTAGTCCTTCTTCATGGCCTCGGTGGGGTCGGGCCACTCGACCGAATCGTCCGAGGCTGGGGAAGGCCCCTCGTCCAGCTCCGGGTCCTCCTCGGGCTCCGCAGCCGGCTCCGGATTCTCCTCGGGGACCTCCTCGTCACCGGCCTCCAGGCCGGGATCGTCCAGAGCCGTCGTTTCTCCAGCCTCGGCCTCCTCAGACCCCGGTGAGACGGCCTCTACGGCCGGCTCAGGCGCCTGCGAGGGCTCCTTCGGGGGTTCGGGCTTCGGCGGGGAGACCGGGGCCTCCTGGGGGGCCTTCTTGGCCTTGGCGGGGGCGCTCCACTCGTTCATGCTCAGGAGCTTCTTCGCGTCCGCCTTGTCCGTGATGTGCGCGAAGCCATCCGAGTCGATCTCGTACCGGTGCCCGTTGCAGTTCACGGTCTTTCCGCGCAAGTGATTCAGTTTGTTGAACAGGATCATGGTTTTACCTCGCTCTCCGCTTGTAATAGACCCCGTAGGTTCAAGAACCTACGGGGCCCTGGTTGTCCTACGCGCCCACGTAAGCCGGCTTCACGATGGCCCACATGAGCTTGGTGCCGTCGTAGGTGGCCCCGTTGCAGTCGATCCCGCTGGTGCTCTCGCCGGTGGCGATGGCGTCGGGGGTCGTCTTGGCGTTGTCCACGTAGACGGCCTGGACCGCATCCGCGTCGTCGATGTCGAAGGGCAGACCGATCACGTTGCCCACGCCCACGTCGATCAGGTCGGTGCCCGTCGCGGCGGTGCCGGTGGTTCCCGAGATCGTGACGCTGGAGACCACCGCGAAGATGTAGGTCCCGGTCATGGTCAGGCCGTCGGTGATGTCGAAGACCTCGGTCACGGTACGACCCATTGGGTCCAACCCGACGATGGTGCAGATCCCGCCGGTGATCGAAGCGTTGGCGTCGGTCACGGTGACGGTCAGGTTACACGGGGTGGCCGGCTGGGCCGTGATGGTCACGGCCCCGTCCGCCCAGTCTTCGCCATCGCAGATCCGGTCCACGTCGGCCAAGACCGGGGCGCCCATGAAGACGCTGAAGGCGCCTTCGGTGATCTTGTCGATCACTGCCTTCTCGCCGGCCAGGGGAATGCGGTCGTAGACCGCCTGAGATACTGTCCTTTCCACGACTTTCTCCTTTTCAGTCCTGAAATTGCTGCACTGGTGACGAACATACAGCACAGACCCTGCACTCGACAAAGCCTGTGCTGTACGACACTTCTACTGCCGAAACTCTACGTTAGACGACCCCTATCAGGGGGCGCCGACGTAGCCCTGAGCGCGGCCGACGTTCTTGATCAGAACGACCTTGCCCGGGGTGTAGAGCACCGGGACACCGTACAGGAGCTGCATCCAGCGGATGCTGGAGTCGATGGTGGCCAACGGAATCTTCACCATCGGTGCGAGCTGCTTGAACGACATCGCCTCCAGGTTCTGCTGGAACAAGAAGACGCTCGTGGTGTTCGGCAGGCTGGCGTTGAGATCCTCGATGGTCTCCTCGCCGGCCCCCGCCGTGTTGTTGACGCGGAGGATGAGCTTCTCGGTCCCGTCGGCGCCGCCGAGTTCGGACCGGTACAGCTCGTAGAAGTCCACGTCGGTGCTGCCGCCGGGGGTCACCCCGAAGGTCATCTTGTCGCCGGCCGCGATGGCGATGGCGCCACCGCCCACGTCCACCGGGGCGGACTTGCCGTACCGGTTGACCGCGACGACCTTGTACCAGTAGCTGCCCGCGTCATCGGCGGTGAACAGCGGGTTGGTCGAGGCCGGCGTGGTGGCGGCGGTGGAGATGGTCGGGGTTCCCGGACGGGTGGCCGCCGGCCCGATGGCCGCCGCGTTGGGGCCGCGCAGACCCATGTCGATGAACACGTTGGGCTCGAACATCACGTCGCCGGACGACGAGGTGAAGCCCTTGATGTCCAGGCCCACGAAGTCGCCCACCTTCTGGAAGGTGTCGTGACGCTCCTTGGGGAAGAAGGTCTTGACCAGATCCGCGTGGACCTTGGGGTTCATGTGGGCGTGGGTGATGCGGCCGTAGTTGGGGGCGTCGCTGGCCGTCAGGCAGCCGTCCGTCAGGACATCCTCGGACAACGAGGCGCCGCGCCGGTCGATGATGTTCGTCGCCGGGCAGTTGTCGTTCATGAGCTTCTCGAAGCCGTCGAACTGGAGCGACAGCAGCGAGGAATCGCCATAGAACAGCGCCCGCTCCAGGATGCGGAGCAGGTGCATGGTCCCGTTGACGGTCTCCTGGGCGATCACGTTGCCGTGGGCCGGCTTCACCAGGGACATCACATGTGTGACGCGCCGGGTCGTGCCCAGGTACTTGACCACCGCGAACTGGCGCTCGTAGGTCGAGTCGTCCTCGTTCGGCAGGTCGCCTTCGTCGATCCAGCCCGCGTCCGCGTTCTCGCCATAGCTGGAGATGACGTTGTGCTCCTCGCAGAGCCTGTTCCTTCGCTGGCTGTTTACGCCAGCTCCCCGGTTTCCCGGGGTGTCGGACTATATCTTCACCCGCCGCAACAACGGTGAGGGTGCTGGGCACTCGTGGGGGCGGTTATTCGTCGCGCTCGTCACGCCCCTAGTCTCTGAACCTTCCGCACTACTCAGTGCGCTTCGTGCGGCTTGGCTGCGGATTACCATGCGATTCGTCATCGTTTAGGCTTCCCGCAATTCACCCAGAGTTT